AAATATAATAAAAATTAAATCAAAGTTTTTTACACCGTCGTTAGTTGGGAACTTATTACTAGTTGAATCACAAGTATTTTCTAAAATTTGTTTTATTCCAATAAATCTACCTCTATTCGTTCCTTTGTGGTATCCATCTAAAAACTGAGACACCGTATAAACTCTATTATATCCGAACTCATAAAAAGTATCTTCGCAATTGATAGCAGCTTGCGGATTAACATAATCATTCCAATCTAAAGAAAACGCATATGACTTTTGTACTGCTTGATATTGTGTTGACCCTGTTGGAAAAGCCCCATATGGATCTACCGCAGGACTATTCCATCCATATTCTTTAATATTTGGAACCAAGTAGTTTGCTCTTTTAACTTGTTCACCTAAATCTGCAGATTGTTCCCACTTAACCTTGAACCTGTATTTACCCTTAGTCGGTACTCCAACACTTGGGTCTAATGAGATTGTTCTCTCTCCAAACTCATTTGTTATTATGTAATCTAAATTCATTGGAACATCTGTTAACCACGTTCCGTCACCATCAATTACTTTCGCGCCACCGTCAAATTCATATTCCTCTAGTACTGGTTTTCCTGTACTATCTTGACCTACAGTTTGTCTAATACATAATATTTCTCCCGGTCCTGAAACTAAATCACATAAATTACCAGCTTCAGTTGCCGGTCTACAGTTTTTTCTTAATACTCTTGAGTCTGTCGCTGAAACTACTGAACCCATAAAAACCGCTGTTGGTTGAATATCAATATTTGCATCGTCTCTCAAATCAAAATCGACTCTATTGATGGCAATTTGACATACCTCAGGTTGTCCCCAAAGAGGTGAAACATCTATATTCGCTTGTAAATTTATAATTTGAGGTAAGGAATTTAAATCAGCTGAAGCTTTAAATCCGTTACCATTAAATTGATTCTCAGTTGCTAACCCCATTCTAATCAAATCTTGTGGGGTAAGGCTGAACTCACCAATATCTGAAAGGTCAGCATCCATTACAACAGTTTGGTTCCCTAACGGAACTCCCATAATCATATAATCACCACTATCATTAGTCTTTACCGTATACTTGTAATACTTGTCGTAAACTTGAATGACTGTTGGGTTAGCTAACGCATCACTTCTTGATGGAAATGTACCTGTCGGTACGTGGGAAGAATAAGATTTCTCATACGGTAATAGATTATATCTATACCCATCTTCGTTCTTATCTGTTGGTGATTTATAAGGATAAAGGACACTAACAATTTCATTGTTTTGATCTTCTTGTGCTATCGGAACAAAGACTGAAACTCTAACATTAGGTAATCCGAATCCACCATTTGCCGTAACACGTCCAACAACAACTCCATAATCCGCACAGTTTCTTGTATAGATGTCATCACTTTGAATCTTCAAAGAAAGTATTTCCAAGAAATCAAATTCTTGATCGATTTGTACGTTAATAATTTGGTCTGAACCTGGTTCGGTTCGTATTCTGTAGGAATTACCCATTAATGCCTTTTTTTGATAAATAGTTTAACCCCCATTTTCTAAGGAAAAGAAATGGCGTATTAATCAATGATAACCTAATGGTTGATTAAATAAACTTAAGTAAACGAAACGTTTTGGAAGTTCTTGACTCTTACTCTAATATCCTTCTGTGGATATCTAATTTGATACACCTGACTTGGTTGAGCAAATATGGTATCATCAACAGGTCTTATCTGTCTTGATTCTTCATCAGCATATGGCATCGATGTTTGAGCTGATGAGTATTGACCTCCAACCTCATTAAAAATTTGAAGTCCAGCAACGGTAATTACACCATTCTCATCTTGAATCAAACTATTAAGTTGTGCTAAGTAAATATTTTGTCCTAACTGTCTAATTTGTGGGTCCATGAAAGTTGATATCTTATTAACTATATTTGAAATAACTTGTCCTTGGTTTTGAGTTGCATCTAACACAACCGCAATATCAATACTAATATCAATAACTTCAGCAGTTTCAATTGAGATATAGTCATTCAACATTCTATAATTCGATAGATAATTCGCTAAGTTTTGTTTCAATGTATTCGACACAATAGATGTTAATTTACCTGAAGTGTCATAAGATAAAATCTGAACTAATACCTTATTGTTGTTTTCCGTGATAGCAACTTTTGCAGGTGCTCCGAATTGTGATGGCATTTTTCTAACAAGAGCTTCATAGTCATTTACTGTTACCGCTCTATTTTGTGATGCGAAGTTGAATGATACATAATTTCTTGCTTCTTCAACTGTTGGTTGTCCAGCTCCACCGATAGCCGCTGTTACGTTATTACATCTTAAAGATCCAACAACTTGTTGGTTTGTACCTTCCGATGGGCCATTCACGAAAAATGAAACGGTTCCAACTTGGTTGATCACATTAGTTCCTAAGTTTGTTGATAGTCCTCCACCCGTTCTATATTGAATGAATAAAGTTGTATTAGCCTTTAGTGCTGAACCTAACGATAAATTGTTTTGATATAATTGTAGATTTAAAGGAACCCCTAACGTTGTAAATTGGTTAAGAGCATCTTGTGCGGTGTTTGTTCCACCACCAAAAGTCATCTTTAAAAATCCTTCAGGTGTATATTCAGTTATAAACTTATCTTGTGTTTGAATGTAACGTCCCACCTTAATTCCTGGTTGGTCAGATACTTTTGTTGGGTCTTCAATAAAGATTCTATCTTCAGCTAAAGCATCAACCTCATACCATTTGTTTTGTAATCCTAAAAATTCATTAACTGTTGGTACTGTTGTGTAACTTGTGCCATCCTTTAAAAGAACACTAGTAACACCTAATACATTCTTCTCAGGTAAAAAAACCTCTAAGAATGGTCTCACGTCACCAGGAGTAATTACTCTTTTGAATACTTTAGTTATACCATTAACAACAACTTCTCTTTTAGTTATAGTATAGTTTACCAATCTATTACTACTATCAAAGTTTGGTATCTTAAGTCTATTAGGAAATCCTTGGGAATTATACGGAGATGCAAAATCAATATCTTCTACGTTTTCAAAAACTTGACCAGCACCTAAAACTTGTGAACCTCTTCTTAGTTGACCCAAATATCTTTCATCTTCTTTATCACCAAACGCAGGTACTGTTATTGAAAAATCAACTAAAGCAACTGAAGGTCTTTGACCTGGTAACTTTAATCCGTAAGTTCTTGCAATGTTGTAAATTGAAGATCTTTGTTGTGCATATTGAAGAACTGTCTCTTGGATACTTCTATCAATATGATAATGTAAGTTATCTGCAACAGCAGCGTTTAAATCCAAAAACACAGAAAACACCGAAGCGTCATTAAAGTTTTGAATTAATTCAGGATAGTAAGTACGAACGTATTGTATAAGTTCTGATCTTATTCCTTCAAAGTCTCTGGTTGTATATGATATCTTACGATTAGCCATCTATCTTAAATATTGATAATTACAAAATCACTTGTTGCAAATGCACTGTCTTGGACAGAATATTCTATTTTTATTTTTGCAGTATATTCTGCGGTTCCTTTTCCAGGGTATCTATAAACAGGTGAGGTTGGTGTGTTTGAGGTAAAAGCGTTGTCGTCCGCCTCCTCTTCTGGATTCAAAGGTTCTACTGTTAATCTATTAATTAATAAATTTGGAATATATTTTTCAACTGAAGATCTGATATCAGATTCAATCGCATCAAAAGTTAAACCATCAAATGGTTCAAAAAGATACTCATAGAGTCTTGTACCAAAATCAGGTAAAAAATATCTAGAACCTTTTCTAGTAAGAAGTAAGTTAATAAGATCCGCTCTGATTTCTTGTCCCGCAGTGTTGGTTAAATCCAAGTAGTCACCACGAACAGAATCTCTGAAAGGAAAATTTATACCATATGTAGTTCCGTCTCCCATATAGTATAAATATACTTGCTTTATTTTTCAATTAAAGTCCTATTACCTTTAATCGCTTTTGGAGTGAAAGGACAATGTCTACAACCATTACCACAACAATATCCTCGTTTGATATGATATTCTTCAGTCATCACTTTA